ACGCCACGATGACGAGCTCGCCGTACTTGAACGTGTCGAGCGTCATCTTCGCGAACGTCGGGTCGGTACCGGCGAGCGTGGTGCCCTGCCCGGCCACCTGGGTGGCGATGGCGTGAGCACCGAGCTTCGGGAACGGGATCGACTCACCGGTCGAGGTGACGATGCGGGTGGTCGGCGCCCGCCAGATGCCGTTCTGCGCCTCCATGTACTGGTACAGCGTCCGGGACACGGACGACGGCACCAGGGAACCGGCCGAACCGGTATCCCATGCGAGGGCACGGATTTCCTCGGCGGACGCACCACTGCGGAGCAGTTCGCGTTCCTTGTGAGCGCCAATCAGGTTGACCTCGATGGTCTTGGTCTGCCCGGTCCGGGGATCGATGGCGCCACCGGTCACGAAGGCACGCAGTTCGGCGATGCCGTCGGTGTACGGGTTCGACTTCGGGGCCTCACCGAAGATCGAAGCCTGCATCTCGCGCAGCTGCTCCGATTCCCGCTGACGGGTCTCCCGGGCGACGTACTCGCGGATCTCGGCGTCGATCTCGTCGAGGCGACCGTCGAGGCGACTGATCTTGGTCTTCTCCTCCTCGTTGCGATCACGGCCAGCCGTGTCGTCGAGGACGTTCTTGAGCTCGTTGAACACCCGGAGGCGGGTTTCGTTGAGCCCGATCACATGCTGTCGCATGTCCATTGTGGGACTCCTTCACAGGTAGATGTTGTTTGGGGTTGCCTGTCCCGAGTGCAAGTGCCGGCGGCGGCTTGCGGCTCCAACAAGATTCAGACGAACAGCGGGCGCAGCAGACGCTTGCGCTCGAGCCGTTCACGGTCCTCACGGTCACGGTCAGCGAACGCCGACCGGCCAGCAACGGACTCGACACCTTTGTCGACTTCTTCGACCTTGGTCGGTTCGACCGGTTCGTACTTCTCGACCACCACGACCGGGGTGCTCGTGATCACCGGGTAGCCGTTGGCGTCGAGCTTGTAGTTCAACTGGTAGCAGACCAGGCCGAGCGAGTAGACGACCGTCGAGTCGGTGTACGTCTCGATGTTCAGGATGCTGTTCCCGCTCCCGATCGCAGCCTCGACGGCGCCGGTCAACATATCGACGAACGGGTCGGTGATCGCCCCGAGCACTTCCCGTTTCGCCATCTTCGACAGGCGGGCCAGTTCGGCCTTCGTCATGGCGCCGGAGCGCATGGCCTCGACGATCTCATCGAATGACCGCATCGAAGCCTCCGTGAGAGGGTTGGCGCCTTGGGTCACGATGGACACCTCGACGAGCTGAAGTTCCTTGATGGTGCGTTGCGAGTAGTCCTCGCTCCAGATGTCCTTGTTCTTGTCGCGGGGGACGGTGAACCCGATCGACATCTGGCTCAGTTCGCCGCGGGTCACGGCCGAACGGACGATCTGCACGTCGGAACGGATCGGGTCGAGGTTGGCGTTCGCCCGCAGGTTCGGGTCGGCGGTGAGCCGCAACGTCTTCGCCAACCTGGTGGCGAGCGGCACGTCGCCGTGGCGGTGGTTCACGAACAGCGACACGTTCGCTTTCGAGTCCCGCAGCGTCTTGTTGAACGCCCCGGAGCTGATCGTCTCGGTGAACTCGCCGAACTGGTCACGCACCGTGTACGGCGCATCGACAACCGACGCGACACCTTCGAACGTGAACCCGCCGCCATCACCGTCACGGAACTCGAAATCGACGATGTCATAGTTCCGGTACACCATGCCCTTGGCACGGTCCGAGATGTCACGCATTTGCTGGCCCATAGGGCGGCTCCTGACCTACAGCAGCAGGACTGCCGGCCGTGTCCGGCAGGGGCGGCAGATCCTCGAACGCACGGGCCTCGTTCGGCATCATGAACCCCGAACCGATCCCGATCTGGTACGACTGATAACGGGACAACGTGTCGCCACGCAGATAGCCCTCAACGTTGAACTTGAAATACCGAGGGTTGAACAACAGTCCGCTGATCGCCTGCTCGAGCCGGATCAGCCACGGCAGGAACGTCACCTGGACACGACGCGTGTTCCGCTGCTCCAAGTTGGCGTACGTCAACGACTTGCCGCCCATCTCGCCGATACCGAGATCGGTCGGGTCGAGCATGAACATCTGAGCGGCGATCTCGGCCGCCGTGAACTGGCGGGTCGACAAGAACTGCGCCTGATCGTTCGTCACGCCGGTCGGCACCCAATGAGCGCCACCGGGCAGCACGCCCGGGAGCTTCCCCTTGTTCGACTTCGACATCTTCTTCGCCCACGACTGGGCGAGGGACGCCATGACTTCGGGCTGCGACGGTCCCGGCAACTCGATGACGCCAGGCATGTTCGCCCCACCAGCGAAGAACTGCGACCCGTACGACTGGGCCGACATCCCCAGCCCGATCGACTGGCGGGCACACTCCACCGGCGACAACCCGACATCGGAACCGGGGAGCATCAGCCCCTTGATATGGCAGATCTCGCCGTCGTAGCGCTGACCGGCGATCTCGAACGTCTTCACCCCACCGACACGGCGCACATGAACCTTCGCCGGGTCGAGCGGCACCAACTCCACGATCGTCGACCCGCTGCGCAACACGGCGATGTACGCGTTCCCGTCGAGCAGCAACGACGACAGGAGCTGCGAACACCATTCGGTGAACGTCAGATCAACCGTTGGGGCCACCAGCCAACGAGGCTTCGGGATCTCCTCGGCCTCACCGTCAGGCAACTTGCGGAACGTGTCCCACGGCAACGTCGAAATGCTGTCCGCGATGAACCGGACACACCCGTAGACGGTCAACAGCTGCAACGCCGTCGACGAATCGACGTTGATCCCAGCGTCGGTGCGGGTCGACGACATGTCACCGGGCCAATCACCCCACGTCGTCGCCTGAATCGTCCGTTGCTCCGCCTGACGGAACCTCGAACCGAACATCAGGTCTGCTCAGCTTCGGCGATAGCCCCGAGCAGGACCAGCGACGCCCCGCCGGCGATCAAAGCGCCGCCCACGCCCAGGACGAGAGCGAATCCGATGACGACGAGAACGAGCCCGACGAACTGGATGGCAGTCACGAGCATGCGCCATCACCTCACTCATCTGCCAGAAAGTCGTCGAGATCGATCAGCGCACCCGTGAACTCGGGAACCGGAGGAACCGCACACGCCGCCCAACGAGCCAACGTGACCGCCTCGAGCGGCGAAATGTCCGACGTGGACGACTTCCGTCCCCACACCCACGCATCACCGACATCACGACGATGCGCACCGTCAACAGCACGGTTCAATTCCCGCTGATTACGGTGCCGCAACGACCCGTCACGAACCGCAGCAACGAACGCACCGCACGCCCCGGCAACCTCACGAAGCGACACCTTGCGCACCGGGATCCCGGCCCGCATCAACCCTGAGATCATCGCCCCGGACGGACCGGCCTCGTCCACCACCAGCTCGAACCCCGGATTGTTCGCCTGCATCGCAAGCAGCCGATCAACAACCCACAACGTCCCACGCTCGTGATAGGCGACCTCGACATGATCGAGACCATCAACACGATGCCCAGCAACACCGATCGCCGCCGACTCGCCGTTCAACGACACCGCCAAAGCGAACGCCACCTTCCCCGCCGGCGACGAATCACCATCAGGAAGCATCGGCCAGTTGTCGAGACCGATGTTCGCCCCACCTGGATCATCAGGGATCCCGAGACGCTCACGCCGAAACCCGTCACCGGTCAACGCAGCACGTTCCGACCGGACGTACTCGACACTGATCCGCTTCCCCAGGCCCGGGTTCGCCTGCGCCCAAGACAACGGGTCATCCGGATCACACGTGTCCTCCGCGGACCACTCCATGAACGCCAGACGGTCATCGATCGCCGACGGTGACAGAGCCCGCCGCCGCACCCGATGCAACACGTCACTCGTCAACATCGGCGCCGACGACGTGTACCAAATCTGCGGATCGCCGGTCACCGTCTTGGCCGACAACGTCGGCAACAACGCATCCATCGCCGCCGGCGCCAAGTTGTACGCCTCATCCAGGATCACGCAATCACCGGAGAAGCCACGCCCCGAGCCGGTCGACCGGGCCACGAAGCGCAGCCTGTTCCCGTTCAGCAGCTCGATGCCCTCCTCGCCATGCGAGGAACGGACCCGCTTCACCCGCTTACGCAACTCGTCGGTGTTCTCCACCAACGACAACACCCGCCGGAACGCCTCCGCAGCCGTCTTGAACTCATGCGCCGAGTGAATGATCATCTGCTCGCCGAACAAGAACAGCCCGGCCAACTCCCGGGCCTCGAGCACGGCGCCCTTCCCGTTCTGACGGGGTACCAGCAGACACACCTCGAACGCCGACCACTTGCCGTCGCCACGCTCACCAAGAGCAACGCTCAACGCGAACTGCTGCCACTCGTCCAGATCGAGCCCCGCGGCGAGCGCGAGCTCGATCGCCTCAAC